CTTATTGATCTAGAAACTATGATGCCTGTACTTATGGGTATGCTTGGTCTTGGTGCAATGCGTTCTTATGAAAAGACTAAGGGCGTATCGAGGGAAAAGTAATATGGCGTTACGACCTACAAAGAAAGGAACAAAAACGACTAGTGGCTCAGGAATGTTTACTAGTCCCGGCAGTGCTTTGCTACCAACAGGGACTTCAGGTATTAAAGGCACTGCACCTACTAAGTCTGCACCATCTAACGGAATGGTTACATCTCCCGGCGGTCCAATGACATCTTCATCTGAGACTGGTGGAATTAAACCTATGCGAGATGTTAAAGGTGACACGCAAGCTTCTACAACATCAACTCCAAGAGCAAGCACGCCTACAACATTTACATTCTTTAGGGGTGCAGAACGTGGTAATGCCAGTCCAACTTCTTTGTATGGAAGCAGAGATGCAGAACAGTTAACTGAAGCAGAGCTACGCGCGTACTTTGAAGGTGATACTGTAAACCGTTTGCCTGAAGTTTTTGGTACGTTTGACAACTACCTTGCTTACATGACTGAGCGTGAACAGCTTATACAGTCTGGTGATTACGACGTAGGTAGCTGGGACGAGTACTCAGGATCGTTAACTGAAGACGAGTTAATGATTCTTGGTGGTGAAGATCTAACTCAGTACGGTGATGATGCGTCATCTACGTATGAAGAGCTTTTTGGTCAGCGTACACAAAACCAAACCGCTGCATACAACAACTGGATTAACTCTGAAGCTAATCAAGCATTGCTACAAAAGTATGGTGTTAACGATACAGTCTATAGTGAAACCGGTGATAAGTTTCAGTGGAACGGTTCAGCTTATGTGAAAACTGTTAACGAAGATCATGCTGGTCTTACCGACTACGTTAAGATGGCAATGGTTGTAGCTTTAACGGCAGGCACAGGAGCCGCAGTGTCCGCAGTAGCTCCAGCTTTAGGAACTGTTGGATCTGCAACTTTAGGTAATGCAATTACTCAAGCAATTACTACAGGTAGTATTGATCCAGACCAGTTATTACAAACAGCCGCAACAGCAGGTTTTGGTCAAGCACTTAATCAAGTTATTGGTCCTGCTTTGTCTAAGGCTCTGGGTGGCCTTGATCTTTCTAAAGTAACAGGTATAGAACAAATAGATAATGTTTTAACAACTATGGGCCAGACTGCTATACGTCAAGCTGTGTTTGATGGTAGTTTAGACATGGATCAGATTGTTACATCTGGGTTGTTTGCTACTGCTAAAGAGTTTGCTCAGTGGTTAGCTCCTGCTTCAGATTCAGAAGAAAACAAAGCAAAGCTTGCTGAATGGAGCAGAAATACATCAGAAGAACAACAAGCTGCTTTAACAAAAGCTCTTAGTGATAAATTTGGCGAAAACGTTATTGACGATATTAACGAACAAATGTCGGTATCTATGAGTACGGCAATGCAACGAATTGCTGACAATCTCAACGCAAGGAATGTTTTAGAAACTGAACCAGAATTTAGTTCTCCCGAAGAAAGCACAGTAGATGCGGCAGGATCTGAGTTTGCAGACACAACAATGTCTGAAGATGAGTTTTTAGAAACAGAAACATTCCAAGATTTTGAACCTGACATACAACCTATAACATATCCAGAAGACCAAGTAAGAGTAGTAAATGGTGTTGTTTACAGCAGAAATCCTGACGGATCTTTAGGTGAAGTTCTTAGCATAGAAGAAGGGGCTGACCCTCAAAAAGTTTTAGATCAACTTGTAACTCCAGTTACTCAATATGGCGAAACTGTATCAGGAGTAAGCGGTTATGATTTAGATAGTGAAGCTGTTTCGTTTTTGTATAACGAGCTAGGAGAAGAAGGTCTTAATAGCTTATTACAAAAGAACGGAATGACTCTACACCAAAGCTCTCCGGGTAATTTTATTATTATTGATAATCAAACAGGAGGTATAGCTTCTAGCGTTAACTTAGAAAATTTAAATGCAGAGTCATACAGTGACATTTCTCCTGAAGGCTCTACAGAACAACAAGATGACGAATATGTACGACAAACTATTCTTGCTGATGCCGTTGAAGCCGCAACTCCCGGAGAAGCCCCAGAAACACCTTTAGATTCAAGTATAGAATTTGAAGCAGAAGAGTACGAGTTTGAACCAGAAGTAGAGCCAGAACCTGTAGAGCCTGTAGAGCCTGTAGATCCTGTAGATCCTGTAGATACAACAGATACAACAGATCCCGGCGATGCTGGTGTAGGTACACCCGCTGTAGATACGATTGTTGGTGGTATGTTAACTGGGGAGGAAACCTTTACTGATCCAACACAGCCAGCAGCACAGCCAGCAGCACAGCCAGCAGCACAGCCAGCAGCTCAGGCACCAGCACAGCCACCAGCACAGCCAGCAGCTCAGGCACCAGCACAGCCAGCAGCACAGCCAGCAGCACAGCCAGCAGCTCAGGCACCAGCTCAGCCAGCAGCTCAGGCACCAGCTCAGCCAGCAGCTCAGGCACCGTCAGGAGACACTGTAGGAACTACACCAACAGACCCCGGCACAGGACTTGGACAAGGCGCAGGTGTTCCTGCTGGATCTGACACAACTACTGATACAACTACACCATCATACGAACAAGGCAGTATGATAGGAGATGCTGAAGGCTTAATTGAACTTGCGTTACAGAATGGAGCAACTACAGAATATTTACTTGAAAACTATCCTCAATATACAGATCTTATTAATGAAATAAGTGGGAGAACAGATACTCAAGAAACTGATGCGCCTATTGTAGAAGAGTTGTTTGATGATGTTTTAGGGGACGCAAGAGAAGATGCAGCCGTTGCTGATTATACAACAGCAGAAGAAGTGGCTGATATTGTTAATCAAATTGTAGCAAATACTCCTAATTCTGAAACACTTTCACCTGAGCAAATTAATGGCCTTGTTGAGCAAGCTATTTCAGAAATACCTCAAGCCGATTCATTAACGCCTGCACAGGTTGAAGCTGTTGTAGAGTCTGCTACATCCAACTTACAACAAGGTGTTAGTCAACAAATAACAAATGTAGAAACAGGTCTTCAAGAAGCTTTATCTGCTCAGGCACAAGGACAAGCTGAGGCTTTGTCAGACGCTGAAGCAAATTTATTATCGCAAATAACAGGCGTTGAAGCAGGGGTTTTGCAGCAAATATCTTCAGTAGAAGGGGCTTTAAACGAAAGTTTAGCTGGAGTAGGTACTGATATTGCTCAAGTTCAAGGCACTGTTTCAGATATTATTTCTTCACAACAACAAGCTGGAGAAGCTCAGGCAGCGTTTGAGTCTAGTGTTGCAGGTCAGTTTGAACAGGTGGGTGGTGAGCTTACAGGCATTCAATCTGACATTAGTGGACTAGGTCAACAAGTTGGTGGTATTGGTGCAGGTCTTGAAGGAATTGGTGAGGGCATTGCAGGAATAGGCGAAGGCTTAGGTGCTGGCTTAATGGGTCTTGCGTTACAACAACAACAACTACCGGAACAAATAGCAGCGGCTATGCCACGACAGCCTGTAAAGTTTGATCCATTCTTAAAAGGATTATCACCTAGAAAAATGCCTACACCGTTGAAGGTACAAGGAATGTTAGTATGACATATTTAAATCTTATGAACAGTGTATTGCGCAGACTTCGTGAAGAAGAGACATCGTCTGTTAACAGTACAACCTACGTTAAGATGGTAGGTGATTTTATTAACGATGCCAAAACATTAGTAGGTCAGGCTGCTGATTGGTCTGCGTTACGTGAAACATTAATTATAACTACTGCGGCTTCAGACAATACTTATTCATTAACAGGCGGTAGTGATAACATTAAAGTAATGTCAATGTTAAACGATACTCATAACTGTTTTATGGAGTATCAAACTAAAGACTGGTTTAACGAAGCACTATACATTGGAAACGCTTCAGAAGGAACACCGCAATATTATACTTATAACGGTTTAGACGCTAACGGTGATACGCAGATACTTGTAGGACCAACACCAGACGGTGTGTATACCATACGTGTTGATACTGTTAAACGACAGGTAGATTTGTCTGCTGATGCTGATACATTGTTAATACCTTCACAGCCAGTAATACATTTAGCTGTTGCTTTGTTAGCTCGTGAACGTGGTGAAACAGGTGGTACTTCTACTGCTGAGTACTTTACTATTGCTAACCAGTACTTGTCGGACGCTATTGCTATTGACGCGGCAAAGCATCCTGAAGAGATGGTATTTAGGACTATCTAATATGGCCCAAGAACTTCAAAGCATAAATCTTGTAGCTCCGGCATTCAAAGGTGTTAACACCGAAGACTCGCCTTTGGCTCAAGACCCGTCGTTTGCAGAGATTGCAGATAACGCTGTGATTGACAAACGTGGTCGTATTGCTGCACGTAAGGGCCACACTGTTATAACTACAAACAAGACTGTCCTTGGGACTGATTCATTACGTGCTATTAAAGAGTTTAGAGATGACGCTGGTAACACTAAGGTTTTTTCTGTTGGTAACAACAAGATCATTAGTGGTACAGCTACGTTAGTAGACGAAACTCCTGCTGGGTACAGTATTAACGCAGACAACTGGAAGCTTGTAGACTTTAACGGTCGTATCTACATGTTCCAACGTGGGTTTGAACCTCTAGTGTATGACAACACCTCAGGCGCAGTAGAGGCCATGAGCAACCATACACACGCCACTGGTGTTACTAGTGCTATGTACGGCAACGAAGTCCTAGCAGCTTATGGTAGGCTCTGGACAGCAGACTTTACTGCTAACAAGTCTACAATATACTGGTCTGATTTATTAAACGGTATACACTGGACAGGCGGCTCTAGCGGTAACATAGACATATCTAAAGTA